TGTGTGATACTTTTGAGTCCCCCCCCCCGGCTGCCGCCGCAGCGAGCACAATCAGGATGATTGCCGCTGCTATCAGTTTCTTCCTCATGGCTATTTCCCTCTCTTGATGATCTTCCTCTTCCGTTTGCTTCGTCCGTACCTGAATGCATTCATGTTTCCCGGCTTGACATTAGGTACTACGATCTGCTGCTTGCCGGAAGAGTGCGTGTATCTGTTGTTTTCGAACATGTCATATCCTCCATACTGCCTTCTGGCTATGCCCGTATCCTGTCGTGGATACCCTTACATCGAGCTTCTTCTTGGCTCTCATGATCTCCTTCCTGGAGATGCACATTTCATCGGCCTTCGCGAAAATATCCTGTGCCAGTGCCTCTCCGGTCTCCATCATGTCCGTAAGAAATTTCTCTGCCCGATCGCTCTCCGTCTCAGAAGCGGATATGAGCATGTCCTTCACCTTCTCGATCTGGACGGTATTGGCATTCGATTTTTTAAAAATCTTCTCAAGCATCTCTGTTTGACCACTAACTGCTCCCTCTATTTCGCATAACTTCTGGTGTATGTTTTCCAGCACTTTTGCTTCTGCTCCCTTCTGTACAGGATTCTCCTTCTTCACAAGGCTTCCAGCATCAAGTCCAAGAAGCGTGCACATCAGGCTCTCCATATTCTCCGGCTGCTCCGGCCTGTGCTTGATGCTGACTATGTAGTCCTTCCCACGCCCAATTTCAATGGAGAACCCCTGCTTCGTCTTTCCCTGCCGATTAAGTTCTTCGCACAGTTTTTCATAGTCTATTGCTACTTTTTTAATCAACGTTCTATATTCCCTCCTACTGTATTAATTTTCTCTCCAAGTCCGACATATCCTTATAGTCGCGGCCTTGGAAGTTGTTGAAGCCATTTTCTCTTCTTGTCTGCTTTACGGATGGGGCCTGTAAATAATTCTCAAATTTAGTCCCGAATAGCGTGGATGGCCTTATGTATGGCCTCATGTCCTTTTCCCCGGGCTTCGGCTCTCCGCCCCACTCCTGTATCTTCTTGTCAATTACAGCCTTGAAATCCTCAACGGTATACCCCTCATTCACGCGTGCCTGGATATGCTTGCGCGTGTCCTTGGATGTCGAACGATATGAAGTACCAGCCTTCTGGTTTAGATAATCAACAATCTCCTTGTACGGGTACTCGGGATCGCGCTCGGCACTTGTGCCAGAGGACGTATTATCTATACTATTCTTATCATTCTTATCATTCTTTCTTTCTTGGTTGTGTACCCTTCGTGGTCTCCTTTCGGTTCCTTCGTGGTCTCCTTTCGGTTCATTTTCAGTTCCCAAATCCTGATATTTGCCGTAGTTTACAACGTTTATGACGGTTCCTTGACGGTTCCCAATTTTTTCTATCATGTTGACAGACACAAGTAGTTCGATAAACCCTCTTACCTTCTTCTTGCTCCATCCCCAGCGGTCCATCAACTTGAGTTCGGATGTCAGGAAACTGCCTCGGCTTATATGCTGCATTCTGTTTCCAACCAGAACGTCCTTACCCTTGTGGTTCGCAAGCAGGATTATGTCTATCCAGGCCTGCCCCTTGCTGAATGGCCGGTCAGACCAGATGGGATTGTCAAGGATGCTCCTATGTACTTTTATCCACCCGTCCATACTCATCAAGCACCCTTTCGGATTCCGGCTCGCCTCGCTTTTTCCACAATCCCGTTTCTGCTGGCTCTCCAATCTATGCCGCAGTTCCGGCATGTCCGCCTTGCAGATGCAAGAGACCAGCCTATGCTTCTAAGCCTGTTTTCCTCCTGCCTTACATATGCGGCGAGCATTCCTCTCTCAACCTCGTCATTCATATCCGGTATGAAGTAGCCCCTCCCATCCTGCATGTTGAGTATCGGAATGTCTCTCCTGGCGTAGTGGATCAGGTCCCTAACCTGTCGGTCTGATATGCCTGTTCGGATGGCCAGCGCATGCCGTGTGATGGCATTCATGCGTCCTGTCGGAATGTAGTCTAATATGTTAAGGGATTCCCTGTTGATTGATTTCAGGTAATCCTCTAATTCGATCTGTCCTACCATGATCCTCCCTTCTCCCCGGCCCCCACGCCGGGGTGCTTGTTGTCAATAAGTTACTCGTGATACATTTTGTCTGTGTGCAACACGGCTAGTTGCATATATAGTCAAGCCTGTTGGCTAACTACTGTAGTAGAATTCCTGCCGGAACTGCTCCTCGCTTCCATAGTGTGCTATGTAATATTCCTTGCACCTCTGCCGCAATTCCTTATCAACCTTCGCCGCATCCTTTCCGGCATGAACGCCGTTCGGATGAAGCGCTGGGGTCAGCGGCGCTATGAAACCGTACTTCTCGCACAACTTGCGCTCCCGGGAAGTGTGGCTGAATACGTGGTGACGCTCCACGCCGTACCTCCCGGTGTACATGCAGCAGTCCATGTCATCCGTGAATATGCTCCATAGCCTCTTCATGCCTCAACCCTCCATTGCTGCTTCATGCGCTCCAACTCGTCCGGGGTGGCGGTCTCTATGCCCTGCTCCTTCGCGTCCTGCACGGTCCCGTCAATCAGGGACGACATCTCCGCGGTATTGTAGGTATGGGAGCCGCGCAGCAGGAGGTACACCCGGTACGCCTTGCCGTCATCCATGATCCTCGTCTTGTCCGTTGGCCTGACGTGTATCTCTTCGCGCTCCATCATGTCGATGTCATCCCGGATGATTAGCGGCACGATGCTGTCATTCTCGATTGCCAGTTGCCCATACTTCTGCAAGAGCGTGTTCTTCATATACGCCTTGCTGGTACCGAGCATGTCAGCCAGTTTCCCAACCAGAACATGGAAGTAAGCGTTCGCGTTCAGTGACCGCTTCTTTCGGTATTTCTTGATCGTGATTGACAGCGGCAAATCCTTAAGGCTGTCAAATGCCTCTCTGGCATCCTCATTCAGCGTCAGGACGGCTTTTTGCTTGCCAGCCATCAAATCCACCATCAGGCTGTCAAATTGTCCTGTAAAGTCCATTAATCATCACCGTACCTATCCTTGATTGCTCCAAGCATCTTCGCCGCCTCGACTTCGGTAAGCGTCTCCCACGTCTTTCCATTCCCGCATACCCATGCGTCACCGTCTATCCCGTGGCTAACGCACAGGTTCTTTAGCGTCTTGATCTTGGCCTGCGAGGCCGGCTTTTCAAGCGTGCTTGGTATAGACATTTCATTATTGCCTTCCTCTTTCAGCCAGAGTTCGAATCCAAGGCCGGTATGTATCGCTACGCATTTCACGAATGCCCTGCACATGCTGTTCCAAACCCTCTGCTGGTTCATGGAATTGTCCCGCACCGGGTTTGATCCGTTTGTGACCGGCGTCTGCATCTCATAGACATTATCGTCTATGACAACCTTGATCCTGGTCTCATAGCATCGGTTCGATATACCGTTCTTGTCCGTAAAAACCGCTCCTGACATTCTAAGGCTGCTCCCCGTGCGCTCGTCCGGGATAGGCTCAAAATATACGTGCTCTGCCCCATTCTCATGCAGCAGTTTGATGCATTTCGCCCAATTCAGATAATACATCCCTTCCCGCTTATCGCAGTAGGGGCGCACATCAACCTTTCTCAGTTCTTCATAACTTTTCAATGACATCTTAACATCCTCCTGTAATCATCGTTCAGGCAGTCATCACATAATTTTTCGCCATCGACAACGGTTATATAGTCTCCGGCATACAGGCCACATCCGCATCTATCGCAGACATCTACCGGGTCTGGATCATCTGGCGGCGTAGTCTTCCAACTGTCATATCCTGGTATCATATAGTTCGCTCCTTATCGATAACTGCCCGTTGCTTTCAGTTTCCAGCATTTCCTTGCATCTTTCCTTAAACTCGTTCTTTCTTTTCCGGCAGTCGCAATGCTCTCCCGGGTCTAGGTGCGCTCCGCAGTGTTCGCAGATGTATCCGTACATTCCTGCACCTTCTTTCTCAGATCAATCAGGTGTTTCTTGCAATTGTTGTATGTGCGTTCGCTTATGCCGTCAAACGCAAATGAATAGATTCCGTCATATCCGTGGCCTGATCTGAAACCATCGTCCATTATTCGCACTTCTATGCTCGTGCCATAATTTGATGTTT